TATCTGACAATGTGTCAACCGCATCTTGTGGATACACAAAGTTATCCATAGATGTGGATGGTTGTAACAAATCAAAGTCAGGAGTTGTTGTAATGTAAATTGAGTCAGCTCTGTCAATTTCAACCATATCAATAGCCGCTCTTACAAGTGATTCGTTATTTACATAATCGATACCAGGAGTTGCAAGAACATTTATATTGATAATAGCTGGATTATTAAGAGTTTCAAAGCCAATCTTATATGCGTAGTAGTCAGTATTAGCATAATCACTAGTATTATCTTCTACAGTGATTTGTCTAAACGCACCCCAACCTGTTGCATTTGGATATGGCTGACATCCTACTTGTGCTCCAAATAAATAACCTGATTTACCTAACACAAACTCATCTCCATTTGTTCTTCTTTCACGATATATATCCCAACCATCAAAACCACCTGACGCTAATACAGTAAATTTACGAGAATATGTTCTGTAGTAAGGGTCATTAGGGTTTAATGGGTCAGTATTAAATGATGTTGAGCCAACTTCAAATGCTGTTTGACCTGAGTTTACATATATACTTGAAATTAAACATACTGATGCTCCACTATCCATGTGGAAACCTTTAGTTTGTTTATTCCATCCGGCGTATGATTGTTCAGTACATGTATAAGCCGAAGGATTTTGTTTACCCTTATATTCAAAGAAGTTTGAGTCCCAACCTATTCTATCACTAAAACCTAGATATGTTCTTCTAATATTATCACCGGCACTAATTATAGAATTATCGTTACCATTTGATAAACCAAAAGGAGGATTACTAACTACCTCACCTGGATAAGCATATTTAGTTTTATAAATTGGAAATACTTCAGGTTCAATTGGGTTTGTACCAACGTCATAAGTTCTTACAGTGTATCCCTCAAATCCACATGGCATTGCATCTGATGGGGCATCTTCATTAACTTCTAACATTATGTATTTAGAATTTATTGCATATTCTCCGTCAGCGGTACCAATCTTTTTTGCAACATAGTTATTTTGAGATGGGTCCATACTACAATTAGTATATTTTTCTATAACTACAGGGTTTTGGTCGCTGTCAAAGTAATCTCTTACTAATACATCAAAAGTACCTAACTCAAAACTCATGTTAGCAATTGAAACCTTAACTTCTTTGTTAGCGGCGTTACCGTCAGAAATTGTAATATACCTAAAAAGTTGGTAAACGGTATTACCCCTAAGTTCAGAAACAATCCAAGGAGAATATGCAGTTTGATATCTCTCTAAATAATTACCTAAAGATTGGGATACTAGCCCTCCACCAGAACTATAATTAGACTCATAATTTGTTACAAAATTAGCATTAATACCTCTGATGTAACCCTGACCATAACCGTAGTTAAGTAATGTTGGGAAAAATTCTTCAACAAATAAAGGAACATCAACTCTATTTTTTTGGAAGTTTCCTGTACCTAAAACTTTACTAATAAAATTAGCTTGGGTGTCGTCTAAAGATGCTTCAAAATTAAAATTATTTCCATCTTTATCTGTACCTGTTATACCAAATACTGAGAATGGATTATATTGTGAATCTTCATACACACCTGTAGTTACTAATGTAGCATCACTTAGACCTGTAACTTGATATAAAGGACCGTGTTGTGTTGTAGAATATTCAGTAATACCTCTTGAGCGTAGTGTTGCTAATACAATATTATTATATCCTGAATATGCGCCTACATCACCTGTAAAATCAAATACTCCACCTTGTAAGTTACCAGTTCCTACGCCATTAGTTACTGATGGTGTGGCGGCGGTTCTTAAATAGAAAGAATAACCGCTATATACTGTACCTTGAGGGGGGTCTTGGTGAAATGATGAATAAAACCAAGGGTCATTTTCTGTGTCAGATAAAGTAGATGAACTAAATGTCAATTCAGGAAGACCAAATGCATTTGTGACACCGGAAAGTGTTGAATAAACGCTTCCTCCTAACGCTCCCCATACAACAGTTCTCGCTTGTCCTGTTCCACTAATTGCAACCTCATTTAATAAATAAGCAGAAATATCGTCAAAATAAGTAGAAGTACTTCCATCAAATTTTCTGTAAGTTGTATTCCAATAATTGTAAAAAGTTTCTGCAGATAGATTAGTTGCCGCAATTGTAACTGTATTTGTATTAGTATCAGCAGTATAAGCAATAGTCGACAAAGCTCTTTGTGTGTTACTAAGAATTTCTACAGTTGATGGGTCCATATTTGCAATTGATGTAATTGTCCAAGAAGGACCGGCATCATATCCAGATAGACCCAAAATTCTAGATACAAATAATTGATTTGATTGTTGTAAGTAAGCCTTTGCAATATATGCAGCTTCATACTTTGGAATTTGTGTGTTCACAAATTTTTCGGGTGAAGTAGAACCAAAATAAGATTCGAACTCTTCAAAATTAGTCACAAAAATCGGTTCGAAAGCCGGTCCTTTGAGTGTTTCACCCACAATACCAAGCGTAGTTACACCGACACTTTGTGCAACGAATGAAAGTTCGGTCTCAGTTGTGTAGACACCCGGAGATACGAAAACTTTTGTTGCCATTTAAATTTTTGTTTTTAAAGATTTATTTTTCAATAAATACTATGGAAAAAAACAAAAGTTTTTATTTTATAAAACTATTTATTTAAAAGTAAGAATAAATTCTTACTTTTTTCTGCTTTGTCAATTAAGAACCTCAAAATATCAGAAGAATCCCATACAATACTAAAAAAGTACTGTCAAAAAAGAGGATTAAAGATTCATAAATTCTTGGAAAATTTAATAATTGAATCGTGTTCTGAAAAAAAAGATTTATACGGAGAACTTTAAAGAATCTCAACAGATAGTTGAATTTTAGACGGAATCGTATTGTCAGTTTTTACAATATTAATTAATAATACATCTTCAGAATTTACAGTTAATTTGGACTCAGGTTGATTTAAAATATCACCACCATAAAACAAACCATTAATAGTAAAAGTATATGAATCAATATTATCTAACCCTACAAGTCTTAAATTTGCATTGTATTTAAATTCTTGTGTGAAACTTGTGTCGCCGAATGGAAAATCGAATACTAAATCAAAATTTGAAGTTGTGTCAGTTGTTCTACGATTTTTCTTAACTTTAGGTGATTTTTGATTTGTTTCTAAAAGAGTAAACGTCCTACTAACCCCTGGACTTACTTGGAATTCATTTTCATCCATTAAAAATCCCATCATTGTAAAATTGTAACTTTGTATATAATATTTCCTCTTTTCAATTTCCATAACAGATTCATCCTGAAGGTCGTCCATAATAATTGGAATATAATGTCCCTTGATGACTGTGTAAGCCTGTCTCGATGAAAATTTTTCTACAACAACTTTGTTAAATGCATTAAGTTCTCTCATTCTATTACAAATGATTTTTATCGAGAATTTAATATCGACAGGAACTGGTTGCGGTATCGTGTAAACGTCCATTCCCTTAACTCCATTATCCCAGTTTGGAACCATAGCATAAAAGAACTGTTTTCTGTTTGGTATAGTATACTGTAATGATGGGAGGGAACCATATTTAACTTCAGGACTTCTCACAGTTGTAATAACAGGAACACTTACGTTTTTATCTAAGTCATTAATATTCCAAGTCTGAGTAAACTGAGCCCAGTTTTGAGTTGTAATTAAAATATCAACAACAGGGACGGCTTTTCCATCTACAACAACTCTTAATTCGTTTTTAACAAAATCCAAAAAACCCCTATCCAAATCTTCGTGTAATATGGATTTTGGCAAAAAAGTTCCGTACTGATTTATTTGGTCAAGCATCTCTTGTCTTCTTGATGGACCATATAACTCAGGAGTTAATTTAATATGTTTTTTTATTTTTTTACCAAATGCCATCATAACCCCCTAAATTCATTATTATTTACAGGTACCGCAACTATTGTGCGATAGAACGGTCTTACCCCTCCGTAAGTATGTTTATTATCAGAAACAACACGACCATCATTTGCAACCGAGTAATATCTAACTCTAGATTCTGTTTCATAATACCCAACATAATCACCAAATTCAATTTCAATTCCAAGTTCATCTAAATGAGATTGATAAACTGAAATTCTAATATTTCCAGGTTCCATTTGGTCAAGTTTTGAATTACCTAAAAATTTATTTTCAGGCGCCGATACTTGAACAAAGGCTTTAAATTCAATAGGAGGATGAAACTTAATTGAATCCATTGTAGTTTCACCGTAAATGTCGTCGGTATTAGTTTTGGTTCTGTCGACCTTATACAATACAAGAGTAAAGTTCATATCTCCCTCGAGCCATTCTCTTCCCATACCTACGTCAAGGTCCAAATCCTCGGCTCCAAAAAATTTATTTAACCTTGTAATTGGGACATTCCTCTGTGCCATATTGATAAATATCTAATTTTGAATTATAATTACTATAGTGCAAGAATCTGTTGACATTAGAAGTATTGAACAGAAAGCCCTAAAAATTTTAGAAGAGTATAAGGGCTCAAATAACTATATCCTAAAGTTAAAGCAGCAGCACGCAGTTAACCCAAAATTTATCCCCACAAGGTCTCAATGTGATTATATAATCGGATTCAATCAGGTAGAACCAAAAGTTGCAAAAAAATGGGTTGAGATTGATTCATATTTTGCAAAGAAACTTGTTGATGATAATCCTTTTATTAAAGAACCTGATAAGATTTATGTTGAAAAACTTCTTGTAGAGAAAGATAAATCATATCACATTTGGGGTAAGATTTTTAGTGGAGAGACTGTTCATGATTTTTGGATTCCTAAGACCGCGATTCATAAGGCAAAAACAAGAACTGCTGAAGTAGATTGGGATAAATATTCTCACAGGCCGCCTCTTAATCACCAAAAAGAATGCATCATTAAACTTCTTGAAAATGACAAATACATTGTTGCCGATGACATGGGCCTTGGAAAGACAACTTCAACAGTTATTTCATCTATTGAAAGCGGGGCAAAAAAGATTTTAATTATTTGTCCGGCAACACTCAAGATAAATTGGAAAAGAGAAATTGCTCTTTATACAGACGAATCTACTTATATTGTTGAAAGTAAAAAATGGGAGGAAGGTCACAAATATTATATTATAAATTATGACATAATGAAAAACTTCCATGAACCAAAGTCAAAAGAATCTATTTTAATGAAAGAAAATTTTGACTTGGTTGTAATTGATGAAGCTCACTATATCTCAAACCCACAGGCACAAAGAACAAAGATTATAAATGATTTGGTCGGTAATTCTGAAAGACTTTGGTTATTAACAGGGACTCCTATGACATCAAGACCGATGAATTATTATAATTTATTAAATTTGATTGAAAGTCCTGTTGCGGCAAATTGGATGGCGTATGCTATCAGATATTGTGCGGGTTACCAGTTTTCAGTTGGAAAAAGAAAAGTTTGGAATGTTAATGGGGCATCAAACCTTGAGGAATTAAGAGACAGGACTTCAAGACATGTCATTCGTAGATTAAAAACAGAAGTATTAGATTTACCCGATAAAATTATTACTCCACTTTATCAAAGATTAAGTTCAAGATTATATGAAGAACTTATGGGTGAATACTATGATTGGTACACAAATAAAAAAGAAGAGTCAAAATCTTTAACAATTCAGTTCTCAAAACTTACAAAAGTTAGACAGGTAATTGCTGAAGAAAAAATTGCAACTACAATTGAGGTTGCTGAAAACATCATAGAACAAGGAAAGAAAGTTATAATCTTTTCAAACTTTACCGAACCACTTCAAAAAATTCATGAACATTTCAAAAAACAATCTGTTTATTTGGATGGGTCAACATCAAAACCGGCAAGACAAAAAGCTGTGGATGACTTCCAAGAAAATGACAAAGTAAAAGTTTTTTGCGGAAATATTAAAGCTGCGGGTGTTGGTATTACGTTAACTGCCGCAGAAGCGGTAATTATGAATGACCTTTCATTTTTACCTTCAGACCACGCTCAAGCCGAAGACAGGTCATACAGATATGGACAAAAAAACAATGTACTAGTATATTACCCAATTTTTGAAAACACAATTGAAGGAGCAATCTATGATATTTTGTCAAGAAAAAAACAAATCATAGGAACCGTTATGGGTGATATTGAAGAGTCAGAATCTGATATTGTTGAACAAATCTTGAAAGAAATCAGTAATAGATGAGTATTTATTATTGATGCGTAATTTAGAATTAATCTCAGAAAGTCTAATTAGTAAAATAAACGGAGAGGGTGAATCTCCCGTTACGTTCTTTATCAATGAGGCAAAAACCATTGGTATTGATAAACTTCCATATTCATATTCCGCAATTAGAAGATTCATTGACCCTGAGACAATGAAAATTCATTATAGAAGACACTACAAAACTTACGTTAAAAAATTAAATTCAGCTCTTCGTAAAAAAGATTATGGAGATGTTGAACTTGAGGATATTGTAAAACAAATCTCAAAGTATAGTACAGATATTAGAAATAATGCCGGTGGGGCTTTTAATCATGCTCTTTTTTGGAAAATGCTTTCACCAAAATCTCAGAATCCATCGGGAGCAGTTTTGGATAGAATCAAAACTCAATACGGAACATTTAGAAGTTTTAGAACAAAATTTGAACAAGCCGCAAAATCAAGATTTGGTTCGGGGTGGGTTTGGCTTGTTGCAAAAGAAAATGGAAGTCTGAAAATAATGACAACACCAAATCAAGACAATCCACTTATGAATATTATTTCGCAAGGAGGTTTTCCAATTTTAGGACTTGATTTATGGGAACACGCCTACTACTTAAAATACCAAAATAAAAGAGATGAATACATTCAAAATTTTTGGGAAGTAGTTAATTGGGATTTTGTGAATCAATTATATATCCAAAAAACAAGCAAGAAAAATAATTAGATTCGTTTTGATATTTATATATAAAATATCAACATGGCAGTAATCGCAGAACCACAAAGGAGTCAACTTTACACTAAAGTTAGACACGTACTTGGAGCACCTCTTCGTTCTATTGAACTTGAGGATGAACAAATGGATACAATACTTGAGTTCTCAATTGGAGATTACTCACAGTATATTCAAGACTGGCTCATTGAATCTCAATGGACTTCATTATATAATTTAAATTTAGATACTCAATCTTTATCTCAAGCATTTATTACAAGAAGTTTTGATTACGAACAAAGATATCAGTATTCATATTCAAAAATTGTAGGTCTTCAAAATAACGGTCCTTGGGTATTAAAAAAGGATTACATAGAACTTGAACCAAATAGGCAGATATATGAAATTCCGGCAAACCGAGAAATTAATGAACTTCTTTGGTATACTCCGTCGGAATTAACAAATATTCTTTTTGACCCTTGGAGTTTTGGAGCTCTTGGTGGATATGGAATGGGTGGTCCGGCAGGTTACTCTCAGATGGGTTACACTGGTTCATATTTTATGATGCCGGCATTTGACATGATGTTAAGAATGCAAGAAATTAATATTCAGAGAAGAATTATTGCTGGAGATAAAACATACAGAGTAACAGCTTTACCTGACGGTAAAAAGGCGATTCATTTAATGCAAACACCAGGTGGAAAATTTGACTTTGGTAATTCTTCACTTATGAACGGTAAAGTTTGGTATTGGTACTACGATACTGAGGGTCAAGATAGAGATGCATGTTTAAGAGCAAATCCTGATATTGTTAAACTACCTTCAGATGTACCGATGTGGTCAATGAGTTGGGCCGATTTAAATGAACCTTCACAACAATGGGTAAGAAGATATTTTATTGCAAGTTGTAAAGAAACTTTATCAAAAGTTAGAGGAAAATACTCTGGAAATTTGAAAACTCCTGACTCTGAACTTACTATGGATTATCAGTCTTTGGCAACTGAAGGAAAAGATGAGAAAACAAAATTGGTAGAGGAACTAATAGGCGCTGAAGGTAAATTGACAAGATTAAAACCTGAAAAGGTTATGGAAAGGGAAGCATTAATCGCTGAAAATTTAAATAAACAGCTCAAGTTCAGAGCTTTTCCAAGAAATTTATATGTAATATAATGGCAGTACAACACTCAGTACCAACTCAAAGAATTATAAGAGGTAATTTAGTTAACTCTTATGAAATTAGTGTAGTAACAGACAGTGTATATAAAACTAATGGAGAGGCGTTAATAATTGCAAAAAATAATGATGTATTAATAGAATTAGACTCATTTACCACTGACCACGTAATTGTAAAATCATTAAGTAATGTAAAAATTATTCCATTAATGGGTTTAATTGACGAAGAGTATTCCGAAATAAATATCAAAAAAGGGGCAAGTGTTGAATTATATTTCACCTTTGGTAATTGGTACGTTGTGTCTTCTGATGGAATTAAGGAGGAGGGGTTAAACTAACTCCTCCCATCCTTCCTCCGCTAGTCCATAAATGTACTCAGGGTCAATTCCTCTTTTTTCCCAATATATCTTTTCTTGGTCTGTAATAGTCAAAAGGTCGTCAATACTATCTTGGTCTGCCGGCTCAAAAGGGACTCCATTAATTAATTTACATTGTTCCTTTGTAAAAATTCCTCTGTCCTCAGGTTTATCAACAATTAAATTATTTCTGACTTCCTCACCAAATACAATCAACAATGGCTCAATTCTTTTGTTAAAAGTAACAACCGCTCTTGCCACATTGTAGTCACCCAACATATCAGGATTAGATTCTAATTCACTCTGATTTAATCTGTAACAATTAAGTTGAATATGTGAACCTAATATGGGGTCTTTTCCGTGAATTGCTTTATATTCCTCTTTTTCCTTTTTAGTCATCTTATCATTGACCTTTTGAACATCCCCGTGTGATGCCTTTAATCCATTATTAACATAATAAATCACATCACCAAGGTTGACCGCAATCCCATCTCGGATGGCAAGTTCCATGTGTGCCATTCTTGACATTTCATTTCCGGCTTTGGTCTTCTCCTTTGAACGTTTTTTGTAATCATCCATAGACAATTTAACCTTTGCCCTTTGGGCTATTTTCATAAGTGGAATTTGTTTGTCATAGATTTTTTGTAAGTATTCATAATACCACTCCACAAATTCTTGCCCATTACCATCAAGTAACATCTTAATTCCTTTGTCCAAAAAGTCCTCGATATAGAGTGGAAGTTTCTTACTCTTAATAGAATTACCTGTAAGTTTAATCTTACCATTATGTTCCATTGTTGCGTAATTCTTACGGGCTATATTCATACAAGATTTCCAAGTTCCGTCACAATCAAGACCCATTGCACCTTTCATAAACATATCATTAAACTCGGCAACAT